AAACAGAAGATTACATATTCATAGAAAAGTACTACTATCCTTAATAGCACAATATGATTTATTCGATGGTAATATGATATCTTTTGATTTAGATTATCATAATAATAATTTTGGTGATAACTTCGAACATGATATAAAATCAGATGCATATATTGCTTCTCAAGATGGTAAACTTTTAAATAAACATGAAATTACTAATGAATTACTTGAAAAATCAGTTAAATATTCAATATTAAATGGATATAAAAAATTAAAAAAACTAAATAAATTATCACTTGATGTTTTTGATTTAAACAGTATAGAAGGTAGGCAACAAGAAATTGATGATATTGATTTATATAAAAAAACATATTATAGTTTAGTTACTGAAACAGAATTTTTTGAAAGAACAAATGGATATACTACTGAAAAGATTTTAAAACCAATACAACAGCTTCATCCATTTGTAGTATTAGGAAGGCCCTATATTTTAAAATATTTAAAGGAATATGGATTTAAAACATTTGAAGATTTTTGGGATGAAAGTTATGATAATGAAGAACATAGCTTAAAAAGAATGATGAAGGTATTTGAACTTTTCATAGAATTAAATGATAAATCAGATGATGAGTGGTTGGCTATTTTAAAAAAAATGAAACCAATACTTATTCATAATAGAGAAACTCTTAAAAAATATTCATATAAAAATGATGGTAATGTAATTAATAATCTACAAAAAATAATATCAAATGAACATAATAAAGAAAATCCAACTTTACTTCAAAAAGCGTAAACAAGAAAAAATTTACAAAAAGAAATTAGAAGAACTTCGTAAAAGAGACCCGTTTATTTATAAAAATCACTAATGACTGATTTAGTTAATTCTATTCTATATAACGCAACTTATAATCCAAAAACAAATACTATTCGGATTCCTATTAGGTGTGATGAAATAGAACATCTTAAAATTAAAAAAAATCTTAATCAGTTAAAACACGAACTACATCATTGGATAAAAAATAAAGTAAACATAGCATTTGATTCTACTAATGAATTATATGATTTTAGAAAATTGTTTACTCCAAATGATTTAGATGAAATAGTATCTGTACTATTTCCAAGTACTGTAACTTTTTATACGGGCCCAATCAATTGTAAAGAACATATTCATGTTGGTTATGAACATCTAATAGAACATAAATTATCTAAATTCCTTTTTAAAGTTGGAATACCAGCTAATGATTCTAATATTTTAAATCAAAGAAACTTTATGTATAAATTTATATGTCCTATGGGTAAAGCTAAGCCTCATAGAATAAAAATTTATGATTTTATTAAAAAAAATATTGATATAGAAAATAATACACTTTATTCATTTAATACACGAAATAAACATATTGATTATGAATCCATATGGTTAGAGGATTCTATAAAACAAAGATTAAATGATTCGGACTTTAATCAAAAAAACTTTACATTAGAAAATCAGTCAATTTTTTTACAAAAATCTTTTTGTAATATTGTAAGTGAAACTGGATTTAGTAAAGAAGTAAACGATGTTAGGATTACTGAAAAAACACTTCTACCAATAAAATCATTACAACCTTTTATAATAATAGGTTCTTATAAAATATTAAAATATCTAAAAAGTTTAGGTTTTAAAACATTCGGTGAAGTTTGGGATGAAAGCTATGATAATATCGAAGATGATGAATTAAGACTTGAAACGATATTTAATCTAATTAAAGAGATTAATAAAAAAAGCTTAAAAGAATTAAAAGATATCTATCTAAAAATGATACCAACACTTCAGCACAACCAACAGAATTTTTATAATTTGCTAAATAGAGATGATATGTTTATAGAAAATGCTTTAATAGAAAGACCTATAAGAGATTACAATGATATATTACACTATAAATCAAAAATTATACGCAAAGATATCTAAACTTTACTTTTTAATATTTATATACTGATAAGGTGTACCAAATATGAACGAACTTTCCAAATTTCTCGTAGAGAGTATAATGGGGGATGAAAATCCTATTAAAAAAACCGTAGTTATCTATGTGGGTAGGTTTCAACCTATGCATAAAGGACACTATGGTACTTACCAACACCTTATCAAAAAGTTCGGTAAGGATAATGTTTATGTTGGTACATCTGATAAGGTTGAAAGACCTAAATCACCTTTTAACTTCAAAGAAAAGGTGAAAATTATGACTACTATGTTTGGAATACCAAAATCCAAAATACATAGAGTTAAAAATCCATACAAACCCACAGAAATTCTTAAAAAGTTTGATGAGAAAACAACTGCATTTGTAACTGTTGTTGGTGAAAAAGATAAAAGTAGATTAAAACCAGATAGTGGTAAATACTTTCAATCCTACAAAGGAGAACCATCTGTGGGATATAGGGATGGTGGTTATGTTTATGTTGCACCTTCAAGTGGTGGTGGAATAAGTGGAACTGAAACTCGTAATGGGTTATCGGTTGGTTCGGACGAACAAAAACAAAATTTCTTTAAGAAAAGAGCCTATGGAAAGTTTAATGCAACCATCTTCAAGATGATTACAGATAAACTTGATGAAGGAATTGAAATTTCTAAAGAGATGATAGAAGAATGGTTAATAAACGAAAGTTCTAAATCAGGTATAGGGCAAGCAGATGATGGACCAAACTTCTTTTTTCCAAACTACGATGTATTCTCTAAAATAAATGTAGATAGAGCAAAGAGAATTGGTTATGAAGTGGTAAATATGATTACTAACAAAGAGTTAGAAGATTACTATGACCATCCAACATACCCAAATGGACCTGTTAAAGCAGTAACTCCATTTCCAGCAGGTGTACTTGGTACACAAACATCAACTAATCAAGTTGATATCTATTCAAGCGATGCTTATTCTAAATGGTTTACTCATGTAACTCGTAAAGCAGCCTTAGTTGGTTACGAATTGGTAAAGGGATTGGATACTACTAAAGATATCAAAGATGCATCATTAGATTCTCAAAAAGGTGATAAGAAAGCTCAAAAAGAATACGAGGCTTCTCTAAACGAGAACATAGTACTACCAATTAAGGTTGGGGATACTATTATGACTGGTAGATTTAAGAATAAGAAAACAGTTGTTAAAACAATCGGTAAAGATGAACATGGAATGCCAACAATTAATGGTAGAAAAGTGGTTACCTTTAGAATGGTTAAAGAAGGATTCATTTCAGAACTTGCAGGAACTGCCGTAAAGTGTGAAAAGTGTAATCATTCTTGGGATATAGAATCAGAGGATACTGAAAAGTACTTATGTCATTCATGTGGATGGGATTCTCAGAAACAAGAATACGATTTCGATGCATTTGACTCTTGGAGAGAGAAAATGGGTATATCCGAAGATGTGGATATCGATGAAAGAAGTAAAGGTAAACTCAGACCTGCTGATAAGTTGAGAAGAAAAGCAGCCATGGCTGGAAAACGTGCTCAAATAGCAAGAAGAAGAGCAAGAACGATGAAAAGAAGAAAACCTCTTGCTAAATTAAAGAAAATAGCATACAAAAAGGCATATCTACAAGTTTATGATGAATTTAGAGAAGAATTGTTTCCAGGTATCTCTAAAAAAGATTTATCTATCCAACAAGCAAAGATAGTTCACAAAAATGTAGTAAGAAAAAAAGGAAGAGTTCTTAAAAGAGCAAAATTTAGATTCTTACCAGCATTAAGAGATGCAGAAGCACAGAAATTTGCACAAAAGAACGAAATTGCACCACATGGGTATCCAGACCAAGAATGGATGGATAATCATGATAAAGAATTAAAGAAGTTGAGAACCACAATGGATACTCAACACAAAGAGTTTTACAAAGAGCATATAAACGAATCTAAATTACTTCAAGAAGGTGGTGCGTATGGACATATGTCTCACCCGTTTGATACTGACATCAATTTAACCTTTGGACAGCTTAAAGATATCGTAAATCGTGCACTCGAAGGTACACTTGAGTTCACAAGAGAGAAAACAGATGGTCAAGCACTAGCTATTTCATGGAGAGATGGTAGGTTAGTAGCAGCGAGGAACAAAGGACACCTAAAGAACAGAGGTGAGAACGCTTTAGACATCAAAGGAGTATCAGATAAGTTCCAAGGTAGGGGTGGATTGAGTGATGCATACAATTATGCGATGAAAGACCTCTCAAATGCAATCAAATCACTTAACGATAAACAAAGAGATAAGATATTCAAACAAGGTGCGTGTTTCATGAACCTTGAAGTGATATACCCAACATCAGTAAACGTTATTCCTTATGGCCAAGCGTTACTTGTGTTCCATGGTACTATGGAATTCAACATGGAAGGTGTTGCAATTGGAGAAAATGGTGAATCAGCAAGAGTATTGGCTGGTATGATTAAACAAGTTAACAAAGATGTACAAGATAATTACACTATTCAAGGTCCTCCTATCGTAAAATTACCAAAATCACAAGATTTATCTAAGAAACGTAGTAAATACTCATCACAGATATCTAAATTACAAAAAGAATTCAGTTTAAAGGATACAGATGGTGTTGCAAACTATCACCAATCATGGTGGGAACAATGGGTAGATAAGAATTCTCCATCATCACTTGATAACAAAACCAAAATGGGGTTAGTTAAGAGATGGGCATTCATGGATAAAGGATTTAGATTAGATAAAAAGAACATTACTGATGAAAAAACATTAGAATGGGCTAAGAAAACAGATAAAGATGACCAAAAGAAGATTGGTAAGAAGAACTTAATGAAGTTCGAACAGATATTCTTAGGTTTGGGAGCAGAAGTGTTAGAGTTCACCTCATCCGCACTAACGGTTAACGCTGATTCGGCAGTTCGTGATATGAAAAAACGAATTGATAAGACAATAAAAGATGTTAAGAAATCAGGTGACCCAAAAAAGATAGAAAAACTTAAATTAGAACTTGGTAGATTAAAATCTATCGGTGGTTCTAAAAAGATTGTACCAAATGAAGGTATCGTTTTCTTATATAAAGGAAATACTTTTAAACTTACAGGTACGTTTGCATCGGTAAACCAAATACTTGGTATTTTCTTCTAAAATTATCGGTTTCTTTAATTTTATATATTTATATACAACATTATAACCTAATATGTAACAATGGGTAAAGAATTCAAAAAGAAATATATGCATCCAACTCGTAGAAAGTTGTTGGATATGGTTCACACAGGTGAATACGATAAAAATACTACTATCGGATATGAGGGTAAGACCGAAATTCGTAATGTAGGTGATGTTTGGGAAGATGAGCATCATAAATATGAAAAGAAAGATGGTTTTATTGTAAAGACAGGAAAAAACTCTGAATCATTTCAAGAAGCCAGAAAATATTTAGAAGAAAAATCTAAATGTAAAGTTTATCCTAACAAAAAATATACAGCTAAAGATAAAAAATTGATTCAAAAGACAGGCTATTGTATGGATGCTTTGGTTGAGATTGAGCATGAAATAAAAACAGCCGGTATTTGGAAAGAGTATCAGGATTACAAAGTTTGGACAAGAATGATTGTATTTGGTAAAACAAAATTAGATTCATATAGACAATCTTTAAGTGAAGTTAAAGAAGAGTATGAAATGATTAATGACCAAGGACAAATAACAGAAACTTGGAAATTACCTAAACCTATTGAAGAGGTTAAAGCAGAAATACAAGAACTTATTGATTTCGGAGAAACCGAAATTAAAGAAATAGAAATAAAAAGAAATCAGGTTTTCGATAAATTAAAAGAAGCGAAGATGGAACATTACTTATGAAAAAATATATAAAAGAAATAATAATAATTTCACTTGTAGTTATTATCGCATTGCAAAGAGGATGTGGGCCTGATTATGGTGATAAAGAAATTGTAAAAGTAGATGGTAAGGATTATGAACTAATCAAACAAGAAACTGATACAATTTTTATTGAAAAAGAAGTACAAGTAACAAAGTATGTACCAAAGTACATTACAAAAGAAGTAATTAAAGAAGTTGAGATACCAGTAGATGTAGATTCACTTGCTATCATTAAAGATTACTTTTCAAAAGTAACAGTAACCGATACTCTAAACCTTGATTATGATTTCCCAAAACAAGTTACAGATTCTTTAGGAAACAAACCAGCAAGTAGTTTAGGATATGGTATCCTTACTGATATTATCTCACAAAACAGAATAGAATCAAGAGAAATTGATTGGTTCTTCAAGATTCCAACAGTTTACAACACAACTATCGTAAAAGAATTACCTAAATTAGAATTCTACTATGGATTTGGATTAGGTATGGACCAAACAAATGGATTAGGTAACTTTACTGGTAATCTTTTAGTAAAAACTAAAAAGATGAACATCTATGGTCTAAATATTGGAATGTCAAACCAACTTGGTCAATATAAACCATTCGTTGGTGGTTCTATGTATTGGAAAATCGGAAAAAAATAAATGGCTAAGCAAAGTTTAAAAGATATAATTAAACTTGAGTATCAGAAATGTGCTGGAGACCCTATATACTTTATGAAGAAGTACTGTATGATACAACATCCAGTTAGGGGTAAGATTCCGTTTCACTTATATCAGTTTCAAGAAAGAACTTTAGAAGAATTTGCAGAACATCGTTATAACATCATTCTTAAATCTCGACAAACAGGTATCTCTACCTTAACTGCGGGATTTTCACTTTGGAAGATGTTATTCAATCAAGATTTTAATGTATTAGTAATTGCAACTAAACAAGAAGTTGCTAAAAACTTGGTAACAAAAGTTCGTGTAATGAACCAATACCTTCCAAGTTGGTTAAAACAAAATACAGTAGAAGATAACAAACTATCTTTACGCTATTCAAATGGTTCTCAGATAAAAGCAACATCAGCCGCTGGTGATGCTGGTCGTTCTGAAGCATTATCCTTATTAGTATTTGATGAAGCGGCATTTATTGATAAGATTGAAGATATATGGGTATCATCACAATCAACACTATCGACTGGGGGTAATGCAATTATCCTTTCAACACCAAATGGTGTAGGAAACTTCTTTCACAAAACTTGGGTAGGTGCAGAAGATGAAACAAATACCTTCAATACTATTAGATTACATTGGAGTGTACATCCTGAACGAGACCAATCATGGAGAGATGAGCAAGAGGTACTATTAGGACCAAAAGGAGCAGCACAAGAGTGTGATTGTGATTTCGTTTCTTCTGGTGATACTGTAATTGACCCACAACTCCTTATGTTCTATAAAGAATCATATGTACAAGAACCAGTAGAAAAGACTGGGTTCGATGGAAACCTTTGGAAGTGGGAATATCCAAACTATCAGAAATCTTATATGGTAGTTGCCGATGTTGCTCGTGGAGATTCATCTGACTTCTCGGCATGTCATGTTATTGATATAGAAGAATCATCTCAAGTTGCAGAATATAAAGGTAAATTAGATACAAAAGATTTTGGAAACTTCCTCGTATCTCTTTCTACTGATTATAACAACGCATTACTCGTAATTGAGAACGCAAACATTGGTTGGGCAGTAATACAACAAGTAATTGATAGAGGATATGGTAATCTTTTCTACATGAGTAAGGATTTAAAGTATGTAGATGTGGAGAATCAATTAAATAACAAATATAATAGAGAAGAGAGAAATATGACACCTGGATTCTCTACAACTTCTAAAACAAGACCTCTAATCATATCTAAATTAGAACAATATGTTAGAGAAAAGGATATTACTATTCGCTCACAGAGAACAATAGATGAATTGTTTACATTTATATGGAATGGTAACAGAGCAGAAGCAATGAGAGGTTATAATGATGATTTAACTATGTCCCTTGCAATATCATTGTGGGTTAGAGATACTGCTTTGAGATTAAGACAAGAAGGAATTGATTTAACTAAACAGGCGTTGGGTGGAATTGGAGCACATTCATTAGATGTTAGTGGAATGGGATTTGGAGGGAACTCATCACTTGAAGAAAACCCATGGAAAATGAGGGTTGGAGACAATAATGAAGATTTAACTTGGTTAATTAAATAATCTTATATTTATATATTAGGAGAAACAAAATTATGATATCACTACAAGAATTACTTAAAGAAGATGTACATACAGAAGAATATACTGTGGAAAATTACCACGATATAAAAGAATTCTGTGAGTTTATGAAAGAATACAAAGCTGATATTAACGAAGCTGAGTATCAAGGTAGAACAGTAAAACTTGGAAAACCAATGCAAGGTGATACTAAGAAATTCAAAGTATATGTTAAAAACCCTAAAGGAAATGTTGTCAAAGTAAACTTCGGACATGGAGGAAGTTCCGCAAAGAAATCAGGAGAAAAAACAATGTCTATTCGAAAGAATAATCCAGATGCAAGAAAAGCATTTAGAGCAAGACACAATTGTGATTCACCAGGTCCAAGACACAAAGCAAGATACTGGTCTTGTAGAAAATGGTAATAAATTAATTAATAAAGGTTATAACATAAATTAGGAAAACATGGCAGATACTTCATTTTTTGGGAGGTTAACAAAACTCTTTAGAGCACAGGCAGTAGTTACTATCGATAAAGATGGTAAACGAAAAGTGTTTGATGGTGATGAACGTCAACAAACAAATTTATCTTCTTTAAGAGATAGATATACAAAATTACAGAAATCTTTCTTTGAACAAGCAGGTGGTGCTCAATCAATGGCATACCAACAAGTTCGTAGAGAGGTATTCAGAGATTTCGATGCAATGGATAATGACCCTATCCTTGCTTCAGCACTTGATATATACGCAGATGAATCAACACTAAAGAATGAATTTGGTGATACACTTATGATTCAGTCCGATAATCAAAAAGTACAAGACTTACTACAAAATTTATTCTATGATGTAATGAACGTAGAGTTCAATCTATGGCCATGGGTAAGAAATATGTGTAAGTATGGTGATTTTTTCTTAGGATTAGAAGTAGCAGAGGGTAAGGGTATCGTTAACGTAACACCTCACTCTGTTTATAATACTGAAAGATTAGAAAGAACAGACCCATCAAATCCAAATTCAGTAAAGTTTAAAATTACTGAGGACCCGAATGGAAAAGAAGAATATGAAAACTTTGAAATTGCTCATTTTAGGTTGTTAGCAGATACTAACTGGTTGCCATATGGTAAATCTATGATTGAGAATGGACGAAGATTGTGGAAACAATTATCTCTAATGGAAGATGCTATGTTAATCCATAGAATCATGAGAGCACCTGAAAAAAGAGTTTTCAAAATTGATATTGGTAATATCCCACCAACAGAAGTGGATAACTA